AGGGCCAATGGGAAGATGCTGAGGTGGCTATGCCACTACCAGGAGATATCATTTTCTTCGATTTCCCAGGAGATAATATCAATCGGATTAGCCACGTAGGAATTGTTACAAAAGATAATGGAGACGGAACCGTCAACGTTATGGAAGGTAACACTTCATCCGATAAAAAGGGTGATCAGCGCAATGGTGGAGAAGTCTGCTTGAAGCGTCGTGCATACAAAAAGAAGAATGGCTCAGCTATTAAGAAGTCATTACCAGTATATGTAGTTGGCTTTGGTAAGCCAGTCTTCAAATCATAAGGAGAAGAAATGAACACAACTAAGTTAATCGCAATCGCAACAACTTATGCTCGTGCAGCAGTACCAGCAGTAGTAGCTCTCTACGCAGCAGGAATCACAGATCCAAAGACATTAGCCTATGCTTTTATTACAGCTTTTATTGCCCCAATCTGGAAGTCACTAGACCCAAAGGCAAAAGAGTTTGGTCGTGGGTCTAAGTAATAGCCCATCAGCGCGAGGCAACAGCCCTCACTCAGGAGAAATCCTGGGTGGGGGCTTATTTTTTTATGCCTAAAATATGCCTGAGTTAGAGTCCCCACTCAAGTGGGTCTTTAGACGGTGGCAGTTTGCACAGAGCGTCTGTAAGTTTGATGGGTCGTTGTTCCATCTATCCCCGTCAATGTGGTCCACGTCAAGCTGACTGATGTGGACTGGCTTGAAGTTACAGTGCTCACAGTAATCTTTCTTGTGGACTGCGTAGGGATACTGACTCTTAATGATGTTGCGTCTATAAACCGTAAAGCATCTGAATCTACTGGTAGCTGTAGACATCCTTGCGTCCCTGAGTTTAATTTTAATAGGGCCACAGACTGAGCAGATACCAGTCCTGGACTCTTCATCAATCTCCGAAAGTCTGTGCTTCATACCTGTCAGGTTCACAAGGAACTCGTACCAAAGCACCGCAGGAAAAGCAGGTAGCGTCTAGGAAGTACCAAGATAGCTCGAAGTCATCAAAAGACGCTGCAACGTTGAATACTTGGGAGCCACATATGCACACGTGGACTGGTCCTAAGTCCCGCAGATCGGCACCAGTGACCTGTGGTAGCCCACGTAGTGGGTTTCTGTGCTTCATTCTTGGCAGGGTTGGTAGACGGAGCCGGACCAGCAGTACTGTACTGTCCGTCTGCTGCGCCCCTAAAGGGCGCCCTGTCTGCTTAACTCGCCTCACGGCTCGTAGTATACACATACCCATCTGAGTAATGTGTCTTACGACACGCAGTGGTATGATGACGAGTATGGAAGAACTCATTGAGAAGTTACGTGAAGCAAGTTACTACATACCTGGTAAATGGTTCCAAGAACCATATCAACTTGATGCTTATGTACAAGGTCTTAAAGCAGGTAGAGAGCAAGCCTTACGTATTCTCGGAGGTGGAACATCACAACCTTAGTAGGCATTCAAGGTAAAGACTTTGTAGTCTTTGCAGCAGATAGTCAGATAACAGATGGCGACCAACGCATCATCTCTATCGAGACGCCCAAGATAATCTCGGTAGGTAAGTACCTGCTGGGCCTTACTGGTGACTCACGCCCAGGTGACATCCTTGCCTATGCGTGGAAGCCACCCATATATCGTGGTGAAGATCCCGTTCGCTTTATGGGTAGCAAGATACTTCCTAGTATCTCAGCAGCTTTCAAAGAAGGTAACTACGAGATTGACAACAAGGAGATGAACTTCTCTTTCCTTATCTCATTCAACGCCAACCTGTTCTCCATCGGTGGCGACCTATCGTTTAACACATCTGAGCGTGGGCTGTTCTCGGCAGGCTCAGGTGGAAATTATGCTCTTGGGTACTTGTATTCCTTGCCACTTAAGAATTACAATAAACTCATTACGGCAAGTGTGGTAGCAGAAGAGTCGGTCAGGATTGCATCCTTACTGGATATCAATACGCATCCACCAATACAAGTAATCGGACAAGTGAGGGTATAAATGAAAGAGATAATTGCACTTTGTTTAACCAGCTTTCTACTAGGTTTCGTTGCAGCATATGGCTTCGATACTTGGTTGACCTGGAGAGATGACCGCAAATGGCGATAGCAGATCCAAAGGAACTACTGCTACACGTACTACACGCCAAGGATGCTTCTCGTGACCGAAGTATGCAGACAGAGGTAGGTCCATCAGAGATAGGTGGGTGTAAGCGCAAGGTCTGGTACAGACTGAACGCACAACCACATACCAATGAGAACCAATCTAAGTTGGCTGCCATTATGGGTACTGCAATTCACGCAGCTATTGAAGATGCTATCGGCTCACTTGATCCTGAAGGTAAAGAATACTTAGTAGAAACTGAAGTTGCCTTTGGTGATATGAAAGCACACGTAGATTTATTCGTACCCAGTACTGGCGCAGTCATTGACTGGAAGACTTCTAAGATTAAGAACCTTAGTTACTTCCCATCAAAGCAACAGCGTTGGCAGGTGCAGGTCTATGGCTATCTACTATCTAAGAATGGCTATGAGGTCAAGACAGTTAACCTTGTAGCAATAGCACGTGATGGTAACGAGAAGGATGTAAAGGTACATAGCGAGGGATACGATGAAGCTGTAGCCCTTGAAGCATTTGCTTGGTTGGCATCTGTAAAGGCTTCAGAGACACTGCCAGAGCCTGAGAAGGATGAGTCCTTCTGTAAGGATTACTGCCAGTACTATGACGCATCCGGTGAGATGGGTTGCACTGGATTAAAAAAAGAACGTATCGTCCTTAGTGAAGTAGTGATTGAGGACGAAGAAGTTGACAAGCACGCACTGCATTACTTACAGTTAGACACACAGATTAAAGAGTTAGAGAAAGAGAAAGATTCTTTGAAGGCTAGCCTTGAAGGATCTACAGGCATCACTATGAGTGGTGTTGAAATCAGTTGGACAACAGTTAAAGGTCGTGAGACAGTTAATGCAAAAGAGGTTGAGAAACTTCTGGGGTTTGTTCCTAAATTAGTGGGCAATGAATCTGTAAGAATAAATATCAAACACAGTGGAGGAAAGTAAATGGCTGCAAACGAGAACACTAAGTTCCAAATCAACTACAAGTTAGCTGATGGAACTCTTATCAATCTTTACGCATCAGATGTAAAGGAACTTGAGACAGGTCTTACAGACCTTGCAATGGTTGCCACAATGATTAAGTCAACATCAGTAGAACTATCAGGTGGAGTAACTGCAACTGCAACAGCAGTACAGAACATCCAAGCACAGTTCGCTGCAACACCAGTAGCAGCATCATCAGACCCATCAGTGAAGATGTGCCGTCACGGACAGATGAACTTCCGTTCAGGCGTTGGAGAGAAGGGTCCTTGGCAGGGCTTTATGTGTGCAGGACCGAAGGAATTACCGAAGTCGGAGAAGTGCGACACAATCTGGATTCGATGACTGAATGCGTTCGCCGAGGTTCTATGAGAACCCAAGCTGCGCTCAAGTAGGAGGTGAATTTTGGTTCCCGGAAAGAACCGATGGTTCAATGAATACTGTAGAGATGGTGATGGCAAAATCTATTTGCCGTACCTGTCCACACAAAGCTGAGTGTGCAGAGTGGGGAATAAATAAAGAACAATTTGGTATCTGGGGTGGTCTAACACAGGCAGATCGTGTACCTATTCGGAAACAATTAAATATAATACTGAAGGGGGAAAACGTTGCTTAGCTTAGATAGAGCCTGGGGAACCGTGCTCACTAAAGCAACGCCACTTCCTGATGTATGGAGTGGGTTAGCAGCTAAGCAGATTAAGTTCCGTAGGGGACAGGTCTGTATGGTAGCTGCTGCACCTAACGCTGGTAAGTCTATGTTTGCACTTATCTACGCAATCAAGTCAGGCGTACCAGCACTATTCTTTTCAGCAGATACTGATACGACTACGGTGATGATGCGAAGTGCAGCACACCTATCAGGTCATAATCAGGTCAACGTTGAACAGAACTTATCTAACGATAGCAACTACTACAATCACCACCTTAGTAAGTTGGGTCATATTAAATGGGTCTTTGATTCCAGTCCGTCACTCGATGATATCGAGTTGGAGATCAGAGCGTACGTGGAGTTATACGGAATTGCTCCAGAGTTAATCATCATAGATAACTTGATGAACGTGGCAGCAGAGACTGATAATGAATGGGCAGGCTTACGTGCGATTATGATGGAACTGCACGATATGGCACGTAAGACAGAAGCCTGTGTATTAGTCCTGCACCACGTCTCTGAGCAGTCAGAGTATGGCTCACCAACTAAGCCACCTGCTCGTCGTGCTATTCACGGCAAGGTAAGCCAGTTACCAGCGTTGATACTAACCCTGGGTTATGATCCAATGAATGCAGAGTTAAACATTGCAGCAGTAAAGAATAGGTTTGGGCCACACACGGCTGATGCTTCTGACTTTACATCGCTAATGGTTAACTACGGAGCTTGTCAGATATCAGATAGAAACGCCTTCGGTGCAATGCTGGGACGGGATGCACGAGCAGGTTATACTGGGGACTACATCGTAGATGAGTATGGAAATGAGATAGAACAATGAGTGAGAAGAAAATTGCTGGACATTGGTGGAGTTATGGTCGTAAGTCAGGGTTTGGTATTGGCTTTGATATATCTAAGTATCATTGGAATATTGATCTTGGCTTTTGGTATTTTGGACAGGAGTTCTAATGGCTGAAGAAAGTTTATCAAATAAGTACCGAGATAAGGTTAACATTGAACTCTTGCGTGTAGAAGCTGATGCACTGCGTGAAGACGTTAATGCAATCAAAGTAGACTTAACCAACTTCGTTGGTGCTCTGTTGCAATCTGGTATCGTGGAATTAGTTAAGGATGAAGAAGGAAATGTCATCTATAAAATCAATAAGGCTGTGCTTGTAGATGAGCAACCCGAAGTACAATAAGGCTAAGGGTGCAGCCTTCGAGATAGATGTAATGAAATGGTTTCGTAGTCTGGGTGTGCTAGCTGAGCGCTTGCGCTTAGCAGGCAAGGACGACGAAGGTGATTTAGTATGTGTGGTTGCGGGACAGACATACATACTAGAACTCAAGAACACGGCAACGCTTTCCTTGCCACAGTTCTGGAGAGAAGCAGAAGTTGAGGCGCTTAACTACGCTAAGGCTCGTGGTATTGGAGAAGTGCCACTGCATTATGTTGTAGTTAAGCGTCGCAACGCTGGCATAGAGAAGGCTTGGGTGGTCCAAGACTTAGAACAATGGTTAAAGGAGAAGAACAATGGCAGTACCAGAGGGTGATATCACCACATCAGAAATACTAGAGACAGAATCAGTAGTCGAAGAGGCTATCGAAGAAGAACTCTCAGCAGAAGAAGAGCTAGACCAAGCGTGATTTGTCAGCCTTGTATAGATGCAGGCGAATACAATCGCTTGGATCAGATTAAACTTAGCAAAGCACATCACGAACAATGCGAGGGGTGCGTATGCCAGCACAAGACTGGTCCAGGTTGGGTTCTAAGAAAAGGTTCAAAGGCTCCGTTGATGCGAACTCAATCCCCATAACACCCATCATTGCCTTCTATGGCGGTGAAGTAAGAGAAGGTAATGGGGCATCAGTTCGTTGTGTGCTACACAATGACAGTCATAGGTCTGCTTCCATTAACACCTATGACAATCTGTATTTCTGTTTTACCTGTGGCAAGGGAGGCAACGCCGCAAATATAGTTTGCCTCATAGAGAATCTGGAGTTTAACGATGGCCTCAAACGTGCAGTCGAAATTGCAACTAGAAGCGGCGCAGAAATACGCACAGGAAATAACTCCAGAAACTCTCGTCGCGCTAGAAGAACGTGGGATATCTGAACTTGCAGCAGCTAAGTTCCAACTAGGCACAGTCGTTGATCCTATTAACGGTCACGAGATGCACGCTGGTTGGCTATCCATCCCCTACATCACGGCCCTTGGTGGGTGTGTAGGCTTTAAGTTTCGTAGGTTAGATGATGGCAAGCCTAAGTATGGCAGTCCTACTGGGCAGAAGGCCCATCTATACAACGCTGTAGATGTGACAGTGAGTAGTCCATACATCGTGGTCTGTGAAGGTGAGCTAGATACAGTCATTACTAGCGGTGTCCTTGGTATCCCTGCAGTGGGTGTCCCTGGAGTACAGGCTTGGAAGCCACACTTTGCTAAGTTACTCAACGGCTATGACAGTGTATTCATTGTGGGCGATAACGATGTGAAGGAAGATGGCTCTAACCCAGGAGCAGACTTTAGTAAGCGTGTTCAGCAAGAGGTATTAAACGGAGTAATAGTATCATTACCACCTAATATGGACATTAACGACTACTACTTAGCCTATGGTGCAGATGCAACGAGAGCTTTGCTAGTAGGAGAGCAGAATGGATAAGAGTGAATGGCAACAGATGATACTGACTTTGCATACTATGGGCTTTCACATCTTGCAGATCAACGAAGAAGAGGAGACGCTACTAATATGTCCAACTCGAACCCGTTAGTAGACCACCTTGCAGTAGTTGGATACCGTGCTGCTGGTGTATCAACTGATGACCTTACATCTTTCATTGAATCCTTTGCATCCCTGCGTGCTAGCCGTGTGCGTGGTGTGGGTGCAGACCAGTATGCGATAGCACAAGGGCAGAAGTTCGAGTCCTTTACTACTGGCGATACCATTAAAGAACTGATTGAAGAGCTGGCAGATGCTAGCAACTACATAGACTTCCTTGCTATCAAACTATTAAACATCCAGCACACTATAGATTTGGTGCTACCTGACTGTGACTGAACTACACCCATCCATATATGACATAGCACCATCGGTAGCACAGACCATCCACAATAGGTATAAGTCCTTTGTAGACCTTGATGATGTCAAGCAAGAGTGCATCAAGTGGGCGCTATCGCGTGCTGCATATTTGAATGAGCAGTTGTCAGAGCCTGAGATTAAACAGCGTCAGCACAATGAACAGCGTGTTGGTTGGCAGATGTTTCGAGCTGCTGAAAGGTATGCTCGCAAGGAGAAGTCAATCAGGTCCGGCTATCATATCTCTGATGAGTCTTACTACGAGACTGCTAACTTAGCACAGCTACTGCCCTATGTGATTGCATCGGTGATAGATGGCACAGTCCTTGAGCAGGCACAAGAGATGATCCGTGATGGCAGACCCAAGGGTTCATCCTCACCAGCAGAAGGTGGCAACCTACTTGCTATCCTGATTGATATTAAGAAGGCTTACACAGCACTTGACGTAGAGCACCAGAGCATACTGGTCTGGCGTTACCACCAATCTATGACGCTTGCTCAAGTAGCACAGTTACTAGAGTGTGCTGTATCTACAGCAGATCGCAGGATTACCTTTGCACTACGCGCCCTGCAGGATAAGCTAGGTGGGCAAAGTCCTTGGAGATGAACGAGCTAATCCTTTTTGACTTTCTTAAGTTCAATCTCTACCCAGATTTAGAGCGAGCACCAGGAATCTATGATGCCTTCGACTGCACATCACAGAAGGCCGGTCACTTCATTGAACTCAAGTGTCGCCAAACCCATTATTCTACGCTACTTATAGAGCAGATGAAGTACCGCAAGCTGATGGAGCAGGCATACCATCGTGAACTACTGCCCTTCTATATCAACAGCACACCACTTGGTATCTACTCCTTTGATCTTACAGATATGGATGAACCGCAGTGGCATACACATCAGATGCCAGCGACTACAGAGTTTGATAATGTAGATAAGGTTGAGAAGGTGGTTGGCTATCTGCCTATTGAGGAGGCTATCAAGCTATGACATATGACTACGAGTGTCCAGGGTGCGGTGATGTACGCAGTATTGAACGCAAGATGACTGACCCTGAAGAGACATACATCTGCACGCAGTGTGACTGTACCTTCCAGCGTAAGTGGTCCTCTCCTCCTGTCACCTTTAAGGGTAAAGGCTTTTATACTACCGATTACAAGCACTAACCCCCACCGGAAAGAGGTTAACGGTGAGGGCTAGGCGTGCTGGAAAGGAGGGTGCTGGCGTAATGTATCAGCTATCTAGCAATGATGCAAAGACAAACTGACACGGATCGCCACCGTCCTCCCACTCTTGCATAGTTTCTTCTGACATATACTCTGTGCCACCATCGTGCGTTACGCAGAATACAGGGCTGATGTAGCCTCTCTTAATACCGTATCTATACCAGTACTTAAACATCAGTACCACCCTCTACTTCTATGGTGTTGGAGAGCGCTACACGCACTCCCTCCAAAGCGATGGTCAAGGTATCGTAAGCCGTGTAGGATTTGTATTGCAGGCTCTCCACTACGCTCTCCAAGGAGTTGAGCAATTCCATAAGCCGAGCTTCTTGGCTTGCCCTGTGCGTCTCTTGGGCGAGCAAGGTGGTCGAAGCGGGATTCAAAGGACCAAAGGGTGTTGAGGCACGCTCTCTCCCTCTGCGAATATCCGAGAGCCTGACTATATTCTCTTGCGATTCTTCTATTCTCATTCTTCTCCTCCATCGTAGCCTTGGTTCTTGCCGTGATTACCGGCTTCTGTGTAGTGCTGATCGGTGGCAGTGGATCGAATACCCACTGCAGTAGCACCAATACCAATAGCGATACCAATATCGCCTTCGCCCTCTTGCTCATTTGCCTTCTCCTGTTCTAACAATTCCTTGTAGGTTTCGGGGTAGGCAGTAGCCAACCGTGATAGAGCTCGGTCACGAGCCTTGCGATACTTCCTGTAGTAGGCGCGTTGCTTATCCACTCGCCCTCCCACTCCACTTGATAAGCCCATAGCCTACCAGTAGGACACTTCCCATCCATATCCAGTAGGTCATCGGCTCGCTTGCCTCACGATCTCAGTGATATCTAAGGGTTGCCCGACCATCTGAGCATCCTCCTCATCGCTATCCCACCCCGATACTAGGATGCGGGTAGCGGTAGGAGAGCTGGCTATCCAGCGCAGGGCTTCGTCCTCTTTCTCTCCTCCCCATTCAGCGTTACCCGCCTCGTCCACTACCTCGTATAGAAGTATCAGACTTGATCTGCGGGGGTGAAAGGCTATGACATTATTCATTTGGCGTATCCCTTCCCTCTAAGTGTAATGAGCAGTAATTCTTTCCAGCGTAATACCAGAAGAACCCTGCATCTGTATTCTCCCAGTCACAATATCCGCAGTTGTATTTACTCATCGCCTTCCTCCTCCTCTACATTAAAGATACGCATAAGGGCAGAGTTTGCCCTATTCAGGGTCGCCAGCATCTCATCTTGCTCCCTCTTCATAGCCTCTTGCATAGTCTCACTCATCGTAGGCACCCGCACTCTTCTACTGGTATTAGGTGATCTCCACACATAACTTCTGAATAGGTTATCGTCCCGCCACTTATCCCGTTATCTTTCTTGGTGTTATTAAGGGTTACTGTGTAGTAATCCCATCGCACATCTTTATTACTCATTCGCTTACACCCTCTCTTCATAGCAATTATCGCAGACTTGATACATAGCCTTGCCCATATCAGAAGGTTGATCGCCTTCATATTCCTTGGTTGCCTTCTCATCTAAGCACCACGCACACAGTCCTTCTTTATATCCCCATATCTTTTCTAGTGTCATTCGCCTTGTCCTTTGCCTACTAGATTAACCAGCTCTTCCTTAGATAGGCTCTCTGCCCATTCTGGCGCAGTTCCAGTAGCCCATTCAGTATCTATATCCATATCAAAGGGCTGGCCTTCTGGCCAACCACACTTGATGATCAACTCGCTATCGTCCTCGAAGAATACCTGCTCGATTACTGAACGATAGGTTATCTCTTTGCTCGTTACTTTCATTCTCTTTCTCCCTCTTTCTCTATGCAAGAGGGGCAGATATTGCCCCCCTCCTCTTCTTGCTGATCGAACTCTTCGCCACACTCGGCGCACTTGATCTCATTCAACTCGTGATTACTCCACGAGTCTCCATCGTAGTAACTCATTACTCTTCATCCCCACCATAAGCACAGTAGGAGCGATAGCAATAGTCCACATACTTAATTCCTTCTATCTGCACCGACACTTCTCCTCCACAATTCTGGCATCTAAGTATCATAGGTAAGACGCCTCGATTACTTGATCGGTGAGTGCATCGAGTGAGTACTCCAAAGACTCGCCCTCTCCTTCTACCTCGTACCACTCGATAGCCCATTCAGGGGTGGTAGTGAAGCCTCGACCGTCTAGAAAATTAAGGTCGAAGCCGTCATAACTATCCCAGTGCAGGAGTACCGAGTACTCCACGCCCTCTCTCTCGAAGGTAATCCTCTTATCGTAGGCAGTATCTTGCTTGGTAACGCCCTTAATTGTGATGCTCACTTTGACTCCTCCTCTTTCAAGATACCCGCAGGGATATTCCACTTGCCTTCGATCGTGAAGACATCTCCGGCATCTTCTAGTTGCTCGATGGCCACCTCTTCAGTACTGCAACCTTCGATGTACTTATAGCCCTTGCGCTCCAGTTCACGGCATAGGTCGCGCAGTTGTGTCTCGATAATGCGCTTATCCTCGATGACTTCATCCTCTTCATCGTAGACATCTACACTGAAAGAGTTCCAGTGTGAGTAATGAGCGCCCCACTGGTTACGGGCGAGCTCGACATAGGTTGCACCCTCCGGCCACGATAGGTCGGGAGCATCCTCTCTCTTGATAGTGCCATAGATGGCAACGCCATCGCCTTGGCAATATGAAAGGGAGTAGGCAACGCGGATGCCCTCGCTCTCTCCTCCCAGTGCTTCCATAGTCTCATCGGTAAGGTACTCGGTTAGATCGCTCTCGCTGATGACTTCATATAAGGACTGGCGCATCTCTTCGATGGCCTTCTCTCTCGCATCTCCTTCCAACTCTTGGAACGAGTAACGGCGTACTGTGTAATCTTTCATCTCTTCTACTCCTTCTCTACTTTATAGACATCGAAGTCATCTAACCAGAAGTCCTTTAAGTCTTCTGAGATCGCACAGTCAATAGTGGCATCTTGCGCTAGCAAGTCCCCATAATCGCCGTTAATAGCACGAAGCGCACCGCGCTTGGTGAGATAAGTCTTCTCCTCGTAGAAGGTGAAATTTTCTTCACCCTTCTCATTAGAGAAGACGGCCTTGATTGCCCACTTATTCATCGTTCGCCCTCTCCTTCTACTGAGTAACTCGCGTCACTTGCAACGCCCTTGCCGTACTGAGCCGTGATGACTTCCCTAGCCCTAGCGATAGCCTCATCTTCAGTGCTGGCATCTAGCGAGATAGCCTCGCCCTTGAAGTTCACCAACACTACATAATCCATATACTCGTTCATCTTGCGCCCTCTCTCTCACTCTCCCACTCTGGAAGAGTCCCGTGCTAAGCACCGGCCACCGCTCACCGAGATCTCGGTGAGCGATAGTCTCGCGCTTAGATGTTGATGCAGTGCGCCATCGTCCCTACGCACCAACCCTCTCCAGTCCACCAGAGCCCCGCAGACATCCACCAGATGAAGGCTCCAACGGCCACCAGTATCAGCACCGCCCGCACTTTCTTCCCTCTCTTATTCAGTCTCACTCCTCGCCCTCCTCTTCTGCCACGCACAACTCACTAGAAGGGTGCATCTCATCGCATATGGCGCACTCAGTGTGTGCCTTGCGATAGTGCGCCAGTATCTCGCTCGATGTCGCAAAATACTCGAAGCAGTACTCGCATACTCGTGTAGTCACTTCTCCTCCTCACCCTCGAACCCGCATAGTTCATCGTCTGGATGGAACTCGGTGCAAGTCTGGCACTCCTCGAACCAACCTTGAACGGTGAACTCTTCACCGCAAGAGTCGCAGTCATTACCGTAGAGAGTCCCGTCTACACGGTCGAACTCTCCCTCTCCTTCGAGCACTTGCCCGCAGTCGCACTCTGAGTGGTAGGTGGTTGCTTCCATTATGCGCCCACCTTCTGGCGGGTATCGGTGCCCTCTAGGGGCTCCCCGCACTGGTAGCAGGGAATATATTCAGTAATGCCCACCTTGCGGGCTTCAGTCATTAACTCGTATATCTGGAGAGCCTTGCAGTACTCACCGTCTGAAGTCCACTCTCCACCGTTCCAGTCATAACGATGTACTTCTGAACCGGTGCAGGGAATAGATGCGTACTCTGAGAGGAGTTCGTATTCATCTTCGAGCTCGAAGATTACTGGACGGGTATAACCACCGCGTACATCTGCGCCTTGATGTATTTGAAGGGCGACATATTGACGGGCACCAGTCGAGAATGTCTGGTACTGGAGTACTTGCGAGAGTGCGCTCTCGTGGTTATAGGTGTTTACATCGTAGCCCGCTTCAGCACCGAGATACTCAATGAAGTCTGCGATGTCTGCAAGGTGGGAGCCTTCACTATCCTTGGTGAATTCTAGGTATAGCGAATCCATCTCTGGAGATCGTGTAAGCGATTTATTCAGATGATGGAATACCGAGATCGTGAGACTTCCATATTCATCTAGTGTTGCAACTGGTTCATTCTGGAAGTCTTCAAGAGTGCGCTCTTGGTTGCGTTGCCAGTGACGGCCATATTCACCGCGTGCAGTACTACCGCCAGAGTCCAACATATGGGCGCCGGTTGAAGTAGTGAGCATCTGATAGATGCACTCTTCTAATTGTGTAGGCATCAGATATTCTCCTTAATTAATTCAGTGTTGTGATAGGTGTCTTCTGAATCTTCAACGCAGTCACACTCATCTGCACCGCAAGGGCACGGCTCTTCGTTGAAGTAAGCATCGTACTTATCTTCTGCTTCGTCTTGCGTCAGTGCGCCAATCGTTACTACTTGAGTGACCACTTCCATCTGATATCGGTTCACTTGGTACTCCTTCTAGTGGGCGGGACGGTGCCCACTGGTATCAGGGTACGGCCTACCTATGGGGATAGTCAAAGACATCCGAGAGCCAGACGGGAGGAGTCGGGAGGGCTCTACGGTCGCAGGGCTCCGTCTAGTTACCGAGTGGGGGAGCCCAGTAACTTAGAGGGGCGGGACTGGTCGGGCTCACTCGGTCGCCAGTTGGTCGGGGTTCTGGCTCCTTCAGGGTCGGGGCAGTGGTTGGAAGTGGAGAGGGCGGGGAGTGAGACTGAATAAGAGAGGGAAGAAAGTGCGGGCGGTGCTGATACTGGTGGCCGTTGGAGCCTTCATCTGGTGGATGTCTGCGGGGCTCTGGTGGACTGGAGAGGGTTGGTGCGTA